ATATGGGTATAAATTAGTTAGTTATGTTTATAGAAAGGATATGTAATGGCGAAAAAACCTAAAAAATCGAAAGCACAACCTTCACCTCAAGAGCTAATGGAGCAACGAGTCGGGCGTGCTATGTCTGCACGTGGGGATAAAATCCTAAGTACAACCATAGCTGGTTTAAAAGATAGACTAGCTTCGGATCAAACTCAGTATTATTCAGACATCGCTGGAGCAGATCAAGCTCAAGCTAGAGCTAACGCTGGAGGTTTAGACCCTTTAAATTTTGATCGTAGGCTTGGTGAGTTCAGCAATAATGTAAGAAATATTTACGATGCAAAAAGAAGAGCTAGAGCTGCAGGTTTAGACGAACAGTTTAAAATTAGAAAAGCTATCACTGATGTAGGCGCTAAAAAGAACACAGCTGCTTTAAGCGGGTTATCTACTCTCAGTAGATTATCTGCTGGTAATACTATGGCTGATATGCGTAATAAACAGGCTTTATATTCTGCAAATGTAGGGGCTCTTGGTACTTTATTTGGTGCTGGTATGGAAACAGGTTTTGATACTAAAGGTGGGATATTTGGCTAATGGCAATACCTAATAACCAAGCAATAATGATGGAGCCTGCTGGACGTATCAGAGGTGATGACTCTTTTGGTACAGCTAGAACTGATTTAGCTACTATAACTAGAGATGATTATCAAAACTACCTTGATACTTTTGCACCTATAGAAGACGAGGTTCTTAGACTAAGTGCAAAACCTAATAGAGATGAGCTTAGAAGACAAGCTACTGAAGATGCTAGAAGAGCTATAGATGTATCTAAAGGTATAACCCAAAGAAATCTAGAACGTTATGGTGCAGAGTTGACTCCTGCCCAAAGGCGAGAACTAAACAAAGAGCAAGCAAGAGCTGGTACTTTAGGTGAAATCAGCGCACAAAATTTTGCTACAAGAGATGCCATGGCAAACCAACTTAGAAATTTGGGGTTATCAGCTAACATAGGTGTTAACGCAAAAACTCAAGGGTTAAAATTATTGGGCAGTAGCGCTGTTAGTGAAGGTAATAGACAAGCTGCATACAACCAAGCTAAAACGCAAGCATCAGCTACTAATAGACAAGCTATTGGTACAATAGCAGCTTTAGCTATTTTCTCAGATGAAAGACTGAAAGACGATATAACTCTAATAGGCAAAAATGGGGAGTACAACATATACAAATGGCAGTGGAATAACATTGCTAAAAAGTTAGGCATTACATCAAAACCAGTTGGTGTACTTGCTCAAGAAATATTATTAATTAAACCAGAAGCTGTTTCTGTAAATAGAAATGGTTACTACATGGTTAACTACGGAGCATTGTAATGGCAACACGTGATCCTTTTACTTCAGGCCTTGCATTTGGTTCTAATCTTATTGCCGGTCAAGCCGCCAGAAGGCAACAAAGAGCAGACCGAGCCGAAAGAGAAAGGCTTAGAGACTTGGGTGCTCAAATGTCACTTGCAGTAGAACAAGGATATTTAGAATTTGATAAAGACACAGCTTTGTATAAAGAAGGCCCAAGATTTAATGAAAATAGTCCTGTTATAAATGAAACTAGAACAAGGCTTATAAATTTAAGCCCTGCGTTTAGCGAAACTTTAAAATTTGATGGTGACAAACAAGGTAGGTTTGCTGGAGAAACTCCTATTGGTGGTGGTAACGCTGTATTAGATACAGATACAGGAGATGGCATTTCACAGATAACTCTTAAAGGTACTTCAGCTCCAGACGATGAAATTGTAGTGGTTCCCGAAGGTTTTTCAAATAGCATGGCTGAACTTGCTTTATTTGATCTTAACCTTGATCTTGATCCTACATCTATACAGAGGTCGCAGTTAGCTAGAAATATTCAAGAGCAAGATCGGGTATCTGCAACCCAGAAAAAAGAAATATTAGATATATTAAGTTCTCCAGAAATAAGTAGAGAAGAAAAAACTTTATTACTTTCTGATTACTATGAAGAAACACAGCAAGCAGACGATCCAGCCCCTGATTCTACTGATGCTCCAGCTCCTTCAACTACAGATAAAAGAAAAGCCTCGAGGACTGGCACGGGGTCTGAACNNGTTCTTTACAAATCTTAAAAATAAATCTGACCAACGTAAGTTAGATAATGCAACTAAAAAATTAAATCAAGCAAATGAAAGACTAGCTACTCTTGATGAAAACAGTGCTTTATACAAAGGGGCTAAAAGAACTAAAGCTAGGATGGAAGAAATTATTAATGAGTTAGGTGGTAAAGCTTTAGAAGAGTCTGTAGCTACTTCTAAAGTAAAAGAATCGCCTGATCCTGACGTACTTTTACAAGATTCTGAATCGATGAAACAAGAGTTTTTACAAGAGTTAGAAGGTAAAAGTCTTGATGATTTAACTAGAGACCAACAAGAGCTTATTAGAACGGACAGGGTTAATGATATTCTTAAAAAGTATGGCATAACAAATATAAATG